ATAAGATAGCGTATATGAAAGCAGTTGTAATACAGCCCACTAAAGGCAATACAGGTTTCACAGCAAGTGTAGTAGGAATGAAGAACTACCAGTCTATAGCAGCAGATGAAATTACTGTCCTAAAACAATTAGTAGAAAAGCTCGAAAAGAAAAATCCTAAGTTTATTATTCGACCTGAGTATACAGAATACTAACACCCTATGGAAACAGCAGAGAATAAAAGATACGAATGTATAGTTTGTCAGGCAAGAATACAAAGGATTGTATATGCAGACAAAATAAATTGTAGCCAGAACGTACATGGAGAGGAATGGCGATGCCTTAATGGACACTCAACAGAAAAGGTTTTAATAATTTAACACCCTATGGACAAGCAAGACTTTCAAACATACATAACCAACGCTAAAAAAGAAATGGGCTGGAAATGGTATTGGTATGGATTCACTGGATGGATCAGCGACCACACCATGCTGATACAAGACGTATGGTGGTGGATGACAGACGGAGTAGCTTACTGGGATGATGTTGTAGCGTGTGATCGGAAGTTGTGCGCCCACTGTGGCAATAAACCGTTTGGTAAATAATATAGACAAGCATCACCATGCTACAATACACAGATGAAAGACGAAGTACACAACCCCTTTCCTAAAGGGAAATACGATGAGAAGTTGATGGCTATGGCTATCGATATCTTGCAGAACGGGACGCGAGAGGATATGTATACCCTCTTTTCATTTTCTAGTGAGACGGACACAACACGCTACATACACTGGAAGTTTGAAATCTTCAGTAAGTTCATGTTCAACCGGTACTTTAAGTCACCGGAGGCTAAATTCCATGACCAGTTTATCGATCATATGATTGATAGCTACTATGGGCGCACCAAGTATCTCAACTTGGGCTTTCGTGGTTGTGCCAAGACATCGTTCACTAAGCTGTTTATCGCCTTTGTTATATTGAACGACAGGGATCTATCTCGGAAGTACATTAAGATTCTGACCCGAAACCTCGGTAACGCTAAGCAGATCGTTACGGACGTGTATAACATGTGTGTGGAGATGCGCGCTATATACGGTGACATCTTTATGAAGGATGACGCTAAGAAGCGTGAGGAGACGATGGGTAGTTTTACTACACGCGACGGTAGGAAGTTGCTTGCCGGTACCATTGGGCAGACACAGCGTGGTCACATTCAGGATGCCAACCGTCCTGACTGGATTATCTTCGACGATGTGGAGGATAGGGAGTCTATTGCATCCCTGACTACTACGGAGGCAACTATCTTTCGGATTGATGAGGCCATTTCTTCTTTGTCTGCTGACGGTAACTATATGTGCAACGGTAACTACATTAGCGACGAGGGGGTTATCCAGTGGTTTTTAAATAAATCGGACATGGTTATCGACAAAATACCTATTATGGACGAAGATGGCGAACCGACATGGCCTGAGCGATACAACAAAGAGAAGATTGAATCTATCAAGTCTGACGCTGAGGATTTCTACGGCGAGTACATGTGCGACCCGTCACGGGCCGATACAGCCTTCTTTGACCGTATACTAGTCGACAGGGACATCGCAGCGGCCACACAACCTCACTCAGAGAGCGCAGGGGTAAAATACTGGGGAAAGTACCAACCTCACCATAAATACGGCATAGGGGCTGATACAAGCGAAGGGATAGGTCGCGACGCGAACACGCTCGCTCTGTATGACTTTGGGACATTTGACGATGATATTGGGGTCCTGATTGGAACATACTTTAATAACCGCATTCCACCTGACTTGTTTGGTAATGAGTTGGTGCGAGTAGGGGGTGAGTATGGTAATTGTATTATCGGGCCTGAGAACAACAACACTGGGCACGCTACGCTAGCTGCTATGCGTGGGTACGCCAACATATATACTCAGGTGAATGAGGGGAGTCGGACGCTAAAGCGTACAGAGAAGTTAGGATGGACAACTACTAGGAAGTCTAAGCCTTTAATGTTCTTCGAGTTTCGTAAGGACTACAACGACGGGAAGATTAAGATTTATGACAAGAACTTGTTAAAGGAAATGCGGTCATATACTACTATGGACATGACAGATACCAAGGTTGGTATGGTAACAAGACACTTTGACCTCCTTATGGCGGCAGTTATTGGCTGGCAGATGCGTAAACAGGCGCGATTCACCGAACAATACGAAGAAATCGAGGAGGAAGAGTTGTTATTTCCAGAAATCGGACTATAGTGTTAAACTATAGTATGGTAAAAACAAAATGCCTCAGTTGTAGTAAAGAAACTTTTGAATACCCTTCTATAGCTAAAGTAAAGAAGTACTGTAGCCGACAGTGCTCAGGAAAGGCTGGTAGGGGCCGTGTCTTTTCAGAAGAGCATAAAATGAACTTGGGCGAGGCTATCAAAAAGGCTCATGTCAGAAATCCTGGCGCATGGCGCAAGGATTTTACTGTTTCTGAAGAAACTAGGAAGAAGATGTCTAAATCAGCAATGGGGAGAACACTCACACCTGAATGGATTACCAATAGAACGAAAACCCAGAAAGGGCTTAAAAGGTCACTAAAGACAAGAAGAAAAATAAGCGAGGCTCATTTGGGTGAAAAGTCAGCTTTATGGAAAGGGGGTGTCTCAAATAAAAATAGGTCAGATCGTAAAAAATTTATGGATACCTTTGCTTATCGAGATTGGAGAAAGCAGGTCTTTGAAAGAGATGACTACACCTGCCAAATTTGTGAAGTAAGAGGTGGTGTTTTACACGCAGACCACATAAAGGCGTACGCTATCTACCCTAAATTGCGATTAGATGTGGACAACGGCAGGACACTATGTGTGTGTTGTCACAGAAAAACAGATAGTTGGGGGCATAATCCCAAGAAGGCTGGTTAAATGTGATATAATTTACTCATATTAGATCAATTTGTTCAGTGGCGGGTCCCACTTATGGCAAAAACTATTAAAAAAGAGACACGAGACAAGATTGTCGCGCAAGCATTGGAAGAAATCCAGCACGCTCGGCGATATAAGCAAGGTCGAATCGCGTCCTGGCAACTCAATGAAAACCTTTACTACGGTAAAAAGGTAAAAAGCAATGAGTCACGAGCAAACGTGGACCTGGGACAGATGCAAGAGCATGTGCATACTTTGTTGAGTAAGATTGATTCTCCACTGACGTTTAAGTTTATGAAGCGTAAGGAGGCGCAAGGACCACGAGTCGACCGACTTAATGCTTTGAAGGATTTTGATACTGACCGTAACTTCTGGGACATCAAGGATATTGCAGGTAAGAAGCAGGCTATTATCTACGGGCGAGCTATCTACGCGTATGCAGCCTCTTCAGATAAGGATGGCTACCAGCCACACCTAGACAACGTAGACGTATATGACTTCTTGATTGACCCTGATGCTGGAGGAATTGATATTGAGCGTGGACGGTACATGGGACGGTACGGTGTGATCAAGGACATCAACGACATGAAGAAGGACTCAGCGTACATCCAGACAGTTGTGAAGGAATTGGCTGCTGGTAGTGGTAACTCAACTGAGTCTAGTCAGGAGCAGAACAATAAGAACAACCGAACATACGCTAACGAGCACAACAAACCCGAAAAGAACATCGGTTCTAAGGATAAGTTTGTATTCTGGGAGTGGTACACAACGTACGAGGGTAATCGATACTACCTACTATTGACTGAGAGTGGTGGCAAAGCAATTCGTGTGGAACCTTTGAAGGAACTGTTTGAAAGCGAACTATGGCCATTCTGGACATTCGCAGCAACGCCTGACTTAACAGAGTTCTGGACACCATCACCATGTGATTACGTACGAGAGCTCATCATGGCGCAGTCAGTATCTATCAATCAGATGCTTGATAACGCTGAACGAGTCAACCGACCGATGCGTGTAGTGGACGTTACAGCTGTGAGTAACCTAGCTGAGTTGAAGTATCGGAAGGATGGATACATCAAGTCTGCTTCTGGTACCGCAGCTAACGCTATCAAGATCCAAGAGACACCATCTATCGAAACTCCACTAAAGGTATTTGCAGCGCTTGAAGGAATCAAAGCCTCAGCATCAGGTGTAACAGCCGGAGCAAAAGGTGTAGAGGACACAGACGGACGAGCAACTATCTATGAAGGGAACCAACAGAACGTAGCTGACCGCTTCGGGCTATTCAACAAGTCATACTCATTTGGGTACAAGCGCTTCGCTGTATTGTTTGAGCATGGGGTACGAGAGCACCTCAGTAAAAAGATTGCTGTAGATATCATCGGTCCAGAAGGAATTGAAGTGAAGGACATCTCACGTCGAGATATCTTTAGGAAGAACGACGAGTTTGCAGTTATGACTGAACAATCAAACGCAGAACTAGCATTGTCAGAAAATCGTAAGCGTTCAGCAGGTGCGTACTACTCAGCTCTTCTAGGACAAGAAGGTAAAGTGAACTTCAAAGTTATCGTTGAACGACTAGGAATGATTGCTGGAGAAGATAAAGAAACTATCCGTCAGCTACTCGATGTAGACAAATATGGTAACGCTAAGATCATGACTGAGGCAGAGCGAGATATCGAATCTATCCTTGATGGAAAGCAAATCCAGCCGAACCGAATGGCCAACGCAGCGTACAAGCAGCGGTTCGTAGATTACCTATTGGATCACGAGGAAGATATGGATAATGAGCAGGTAGGCACCATGTTACAATACGTGGGAAGTCTTGACCAAGTGATTGTATCTAACACAGCGCGAGCTGCACAAGACCAAGCACGTCAAGAACAAGAGGCGGCACTAGCAGGCGGGGGAGCACAAAAACCAGCTCAATTACGTCAGCCAGGACCGGCACAACCATTAGCAGATGTAATGCAACAAAATGTCAGATAAACTAAACCTCGATGATTTCGAGATGAAGGAACTAAACGAAGAGAACTTTAAAGACTCAGTAATCGAACGGAAGAATGTCGTTACTGAATTCACACCAGACCTGATTGAGCAACACAAGTCGGACCTATTGAAACTACAGCGTGAGATGACTGCACAAGTTTCTCTATGTAAAGCAACGATTGAGAACATTGAGCGAAACCACCCACACGTAGCTGAGATGTCAGACGAGGACATGCACAGTGTATGGATGGCGTTTGAAAACAAGAACGTCGTAAACGAAGCAGAACCAAAACTAGTACAAGTTGCTGAGCAACTAGCAAAGTACGATGAACTACTCGAAGGGGTATACGAAAAGTTTGGTTTTGTAAAAAGTGAAGAAGATGTAACTATCGACCCGGATGTCCTTAAAGGATAAGACAATCGAGGATGGGGGAAACGAAGAGGCTGTAATCCTTGCGGAACAGATCGATTCTCTCCAAGACATCAAAGCCTTAGCCGATACCCCTGGCGGTAAGAAGCTGATTGCTCTGCTGCTTGAGGACACCGTATCAGCCGTGTACAAGATTCGCTCAGGCCGAAGCACAAATACATTGGCTGAGTTCCAATCATACGCAGCAGACATCGACACAAGATTAGGTTTAGTTGCATTGCTTAACGCAGCTAGGGCTAATGAAAGTGACCTTCTCGAACAGCTACAGGAAGCACTCTCACAATAGTGAGGTGTGTCGTCTGTCTAAGTATCTCCCCGCCCGCTTAGGCAGACTACACACACCATTATTCTGTGGCGTGGTATAATTAAGATACGTTTGGGAACGGTTAAAAGACCCACTGGACTGACCAGATAAAAAACAGGATTTCTATGACTAACGTCGACAATACTCAAGAGCAAGAGGTAAACACTGCTCCAGAAGAAACTGTAAATGATGAGCAAGTAACTGAAGTTACAGCAGGTGACTTTCAGGAGGAAACACCTACAGAGGACAACGGTTCTGACAACATTCCCAAAGCACGACTTGATAAAGAGATTACTCGTCGAAAAGCCCTCGAAGCTGAGCTTGCGGAATTGAGAGAAGATAAGGATGCGGACACAACCGTAGCTGATACCGAAAAAGATTCTGAGGTTAAACAACTTGCTGCTAAGCTAGCAAAAATTGAAGAGGACGGAAAGCGAGCTGACCAAGATGTCAAGCTGACTGCTGCCCTGAATAAAGCTATTGCGGAAAACCCTGAATATAAGGACATCGCCAATCTTGCTCTAATTAAGCAAATGGCCCTAAGTCCTGCTAATAAGGCAAAGACTTTCCCAGAGCTACTCGACGAGGCGTATGGTAACGCCATCCCTGGTAAGCGCACCACGGAAACCACTGTACCTAGAGGTGGAACCGCAGACACGAAGGTAGACATGCAACGGACATCGAGCGATGCTGAATATCGAAGACAGGTCCTAGCGGACCCTGATTTGAGAAAGCAGTACAACGATAACCGGCGCTAAACGGGCGGGATTATAGACTTAATCCCTAAATATCATGTCATCATTAACTGACTTTCGTCCTGAGTTCGATAACTCATACCAGGACACATTCCTAAAGACGCTAGTGTCTAAGGAAATTATGAACACGCGTTTTGAACCAACTCTACGATTTGGACAAAGCGTTGAACGAGTAGCATTCGACATCTCAGGTGTTGTTGTGCGAGACGTAACCCGAGGAGCTGATTCAACAATCGACACTATCTCAGATAGTTCAGAACTGTTGACTATCAACCTTGAAAAAGAAGCTGTATTCCGGATCTCTGACGGTGAAGTAACACAAGCTGGACCACTTAACCCAGGAGAAAACATTGGACAAGACGTTGCGCACAAAGTTGCACAAGATCTTGACTTCAAATGTTTCGCTGAAGTACGAAACGCTGCAAACACATTCGACAATGGTGACTTGACTACTCTTGTATCTACAGGAACTCCAATCACACTATCTGCTACAACTGTACCGCAGATGACGACTCGAATGGCTGCAAAACTACGACGAAAAGAAAACCAAGAAGTATCAATGAACATGGCACTAGTTGTCGATTCATATGCTGCTGCTGACATCGAACAGTACTTGATGGGCAAGGACATCGATATCGCTGGTTCAGTATTCAAGAACGGATACGCAGGTGTTGTACGAAACGCTGTTATGTACATCTCAGAAAACCTAACAGGTGAAGTCACACAAGTTGTTGACGTAGCTACAGCTGACGAAGTTGTAACTATCCTAGGTGTTACTTTCACAGCGAAAGCAACTCCATCAACAGCAGGTGAATTTGACATCGCTGGTTCAGTAGACGCACAAGGAGCTATCATGGCTAACATGATCAACGGTGCAGCAACAGGACAAGACACAGCAACTGGATACTTTGAAGTATCAGATGCTGACCGAGCTATCCTAACTGAAGCCGGAATCGTAGCTACTTATGTAGATGCAACAGACACACTTACTATCACAGGAGCTGGACGACTAGAGTTCACAACTGATATGTCAGGTGCTGTAGTTGAATGGCTAAACTGTTACTTCGGTAAAAAAGGAGCTATCGACCTTGTAGTTCAGGACCTATCACCAGTTGATATGCGAACTGAATCTCGACAACGAGCAACTGTAGTATTCTCTTCATACCTAGCTGGTATCAAGACTTTCGCAGATGGAGCAAAGAAATTTGTTCAAGTGAAAATCGCTGTCTAACATCGACTTTCCACTCTGACCCTTCTGGGGTTAGGGATGGGTACTCGATAAATGGTATAATAGTGATATGACAGCAGCAGAAATCATCAAGAAGTTCGAGCTATATCTCGACGACACAACCGAGCTTTCTACCCAGGAGGAGCTTGACTTGTTAAACAAGGTTTACCGGTTCTGGAATTCAGCCCATACATGGGAAGGAACCAAATCAGAATTCTCTGGGACAACCTCTACATCTGTAGCAACAGTAGCTCTACCGGCTGATTTCCTGTACCTCACAGCTAACAACAACTTCACTGATGCTTCTGAAGAAGCTGGACGTCCAGTTGTGTTCCGTGGAACAGACTACGCACCAATTAAAGTTGTATCGTGGTCAGACCGACGGCAATATCGAAACAACAACAACTACGCGTACATCGACTACGCTAACTCAACTCTAGCTTTTACAGCTACTCCTACTAAGGTAGAAGCAATCGAATACGATTATCACGCACAGAAAGCAGATCTAACCCTGACAGACACCCCGTGGTTCCCAGCTGAGTACCATGACGGTCTATTTCACTTTATGGCCGCAGATGATTTCATGATCCAGCAGGCCCCAAAGATGAAAAGCTATGCTGCCGAGAACACTAACGCAGCCCTAGACATCCTTAACAACGCTAAATTGTGGAATAGCCAATTGGTGCAAATTTAATTATGGCTAAAGACCGCCGAGACATCCCAGCCTTCATTTCTGGCACACACAACCTGCTCAGCGATGAACTAATCCCAAACGATGCTGCATCGGAATCTTTAGGGTGGTTGACTAAGGACGCGCGCATCGAGCTTATGTATGGTCGCCAAGCACAAGGCGCAGAGGGCCTCACAGGTCGTGTACTCGCAGAGCACACAGGTTTCAAGACAGATGGTACTTCAGTTCGATTCCGCAAGGTGTGGGACAGTACAGAGGGCAAGGTGCAGTATTTCAACGGCACAACCTGGGCAGATACCATTACCGGACTCCCTAATGCAGAGGTGACATTCAGTAACTACGCATCCCTAGCTGGAAACGCAGTGTTTATTGGTGGTCCAGAAGACGGTTTATTCAAAATAGTAACAGCTAATCCAGATAGCTACACAGATGTTTATGATAGTACAAAAAACTTTAAAGGATATTTCTTCATTGATAAAGGGCGTAGTATCATGTGGAACACGAAAGATGATGCAACTGGGCTCTATGGTTCATATATCGACGCACAAGATAGTGACGTATATACGACCATCGCTGATGAAGCTATCGGGTCGCTTGGCTCCACTGCTTACCCTGGAACACTGGCGTTCAAAGCTGGCGGTGCAAAAAGAACGTGCTTTGGCGCGGTATTCACTGATGGTACACAATCCATCACTATTGATTTTACTGGTAGTGCTACTAGCGCTTCTGATGGATCTGGTACAGTCAACTTTACTTCTGGCGTATACGCAGTAACCTTTGATGCAACAACTACTGGTGCAGTAACATGTACCTACCAATGGGAGGACAGTACAGCACTAGGCGTAATGGACTTCAGTAAGTCTGCTACACGAGCAGCTGGAGAAGGGTTTGTTGTACGACAGGATAAGGGAGGTGACGGTATTAAGGTGGTTATCCCGCATGACGGGTCTTACTTCTCTTTCAAGGAGAATTCTGTGTACCAGTTCACCTTAGACATCCTCGATGTGAACCCTACTAACTTACTTATCCGATCTGACATCGGTGTGAACACCCTACGGTCAGCAGTCGCTACAAGTACGGGTATCATGTTTATGAACACAGGGAATCCTAGTAAGCCGACAGTAAACATCCTACAGCGTAACCCAGTAGGAGATGACTTCCTGACGACTCCACAGTTCCCTCACTTCAAGTTTGAGAACTACACGTTCACTGACATTGCTATGGATGCATGGGATAAGTTCATCGTTATTGCTTGTGCAGACGAGGACGGAGAGAACAACCGACTATTGATGGGAGATATGGTAGAGAAGACAGTCGATGTCGCACCATACGGCATCCGTTGCTTCGCTAAAGACGAAGGTGTCCTATATGGAGGTGATCCTTTATCACAAACTACATACGAGCTCTTCAGTGGATTTGATGATATGAGCACAAAGGTAACTAATTACTGGGAATCAAAGGCTGATCGATATTCAGAAGCCGCTTTAAAGAAAACAAAGAGACTCCGATTCCGAGGGCTAATCGACCCAGCTCAGTCTATTACAGTGAAAGTATCTGTAGATGGTGGTGAATATCAGCTTGTAGGAACTATTCTAGGATCAGGTGACTACGTGAGTTACAACTCTACTTATGCTATCGGTACAAAGTTCGTAGGGCAAGACACTATTGGAGGAGGGGACCAGACAACAATCTACCCCTTCTTAATGGAGATTAAGATGCGACTACCTAAGTTCCGAACACGAAAGGTGAGACTAGAAGCGCTGGGCTACGGGTACTGTGCAATCCAGCAATTGACTGACCAAGACATCTGGACGTACGAGGATAAACTACCAAAGAAATTCAGACTGAAACAGAACGTATCTCTCGATGGAGCCACAACCGACGAGGATTCACCAGCTTATTAAACGTGGTATAATTATATGAAACAGGCGGGGGTTTGTTTAAACAATATATGGCCAATAAAATCCCTCTAGCTTACGCTGACGTCGAATTACAATTAGCTGCCGCTATCTCTATCGGCGACACATCAATCACATTGTCATCAGCAAATGACGACGATGGTAACGCCCTGCCAGCTGGTAAGTACTGCTTTACTGTTGATAATGGGTCAAGCAACAAAGAGTATCTCCTGGGACAGCTTAATGGTACAGATCTTACATCAGTTGTTTCTGTATCTCGCCAAGGTGTTGAGTCAAGTGGTGCTGCCCGAGCACACCGTGTAGGTGCTCCAGCGATCCTATCAGACTTCGCCGCTATTCAACGAGTAGTGGACATCCTACGTGGACAGGAAACAGCAGATGGAGACAATCCAATTTCATACGACGCAGAGCCAACTCTGACAGACCGAAAGGAACTAGCAACAGTAGCATACGTTTTAGATAACATCACAGGAGGTACTGTAGCTTTTGATAGTCAAGTTGTTACTGGAGTAAACGCAGGAGAAACAGTGGCAGCAGGTGAGTTAGTATATTTCAAAACCTCAGACCAAGAATTCTATCTAGCAGACGCAAGTGTCGCAGTGGAAGTAAACAACGTACAAATGGGATTGGCTTTAGGCGCTGGTACAGATGGAGCTGCTATTACAGGAGGTGTACAAATTTCAGGGTCATACACAACTACTGGTCTAACAGCTGGAGCGACTTACTACGCAACAGATACAGCAGGAACAATCGGGACAACAGCTGGCACAACCAGACGAGCTATTGGTGTGGCGCTTAGTACAACGGAATTACTACTGGTGCCGGTAAATCCACAAACACCAACAACTGATGGAAAAGAATTCTTGGATGCTGTTGTTGCTGGAGATTTGCCAGCAAAAATAGTCGTATTTGAGTCGAGTGGTACATGGACAAAAGATGCTGGATTAAAATACATTATTGTTGAACAATGTGGAGCAGGGGCTGGTGGGAAGTATGCTTTTAACGCAGACAGCAACGAAGGAACAGGAGCACCAGGAGGAGGTGCCGGAAGCTATGCTAGAAATGTTATACCAGCCTCTTCTTTAGGGAGCACTGTATCTGTGATAGTAGGAGCAGCAGGGACAGCAGGGACATTATCAGCAAGCCCAACCGCAGGAGGAAGTTCTATCTTTCCAGGGGGTGCAACAACAACAGGCGGAGCAATCTCAACAGGAGGCTCTTTCACCGACTCAAGATTATCCCCAGGTGGAGCAGGAGGAACTTCTTCAGGAGGGGATATAAACATTACAGGAGGTGCTGGATTTCCAGGAGGAACAGATGCTGGAGACAACGGTAGAAGTTTTGCTGTCCCCGGAAACGGTGGGGCCTCATACTTTGGTGGGGAAGGAGCCTATGGCTCTGGAGGTAGAGGAGGAGCAGACGGTAATGGTCTTGCTGGCTCAGCCGGAATCGTAATAGTAACCGAATACTACTCATAATATGGCTTTCAATAACCTAACAGACGCAGAGCGAAACGCACCAGCAGGAATGTCAACAATTGACGGGGGTGTTGCTACTGGGCGAAACCCAATCTTAGACAACGTACCAGCACCTGTTGCAGCCCCACCCCCAGCACCAGCACAATCAGCTCCAGCTCAATCAGTAGTAACTGGTGAGCCTGTTGCTGCCCCAGCGCCAACTCATATGGAGACGCTGCAAGGCATCAAGACAGAAGCTCTACGTATCCAAGATATCTTAAATCAGCGTGAAGAAGGCTCAGGCTTTGCCGCACCTGGTGTGGAACAAGGGACAACAACAGCTCCATTTGATGTAGAAGCAGAACAGCGCCGATCGCAACGTGCACAGCTTAGATTGCACCAAGCAGAGATTGACGCGACTAACCAAGTATACGACCAACTTTTAAATGAAGCTCGAGTCCAAGGTCAAGGCCGGATTGGTTCAACACGAGCTATCGGTGCTAGAGGAGGCATCCTAGGAAGTGACTTTGCAGGAGCACAGAAGCAGGCACAGATTGGAGCTAACACGCAAGAACAGCGTGGTATTCAGGCTGAACGACAAGCAAAGATCGGTAACATCATGGGTAAGGTTCGTTCATCAGCACTAGCTGACGTAGAGCAACGACGGCTCGCATACAGCACTAACGCTGAGGCTGTATTAGCAGACATCAAGGGACAGAAGGAACGACGACAGAACAACATCAACGCCTTTGCAGAATCGCTACTAGCACAAGGTATCGACATCGAAGACCTATCACCAGAGGAACTTAACGCCTTTGCAACTGAGTCAGGTATCGCAGAAGACGAACTGCGTAATGGTTATGCTGTTTATAAGGCGTCCATTCAAGAAGAAGAGACTACTGGAGATCCATTTACTTTAGGTACTAACCAACGACGGTTTGATGCAGATGGCAATTTAATTGCAAGCGGACCTAACTCAACTTCGGGTAGTGGGAGTAGTGGGAGTTCAAGTAGCTTCACGGGCACCCAAAAGAGCAAACTAGAACAAGCTGGACTGGCAGGAGCACCTCGACAGCAGCAGCTAGACTTCTTGTTCGGGCAGGAATCGGACGAAGAATTCACGCTCACGGCAGCCAGGGAGTGGGCAGGACAAAACTTGGGGGAGGGTAGAGATTTTCTGAAGAACGAATTGATGGATGGAGGCCTCACAGCGACCATGGCTAATGGTGTTCTTAATGAGATGGGCCTAACAAAGGATAGTTCAGTTATGAGCCAAGAACAGTTCTCAGGTAATGTTAGCACTATAGCGAACTCAATACGTAAAGCTGTCGCTGAGTTTGGTACTTCATCAGAGGATGAATTAAGTGTAGCAAAGGCTCAAGCTGAGAAAGGAATTCTTTCCATTAGTGGAACTAAATACATTTTGACTCCTGAACAGAAACAAGGGCTCTTAGACGAACTAGACAGCATTGGACCGAGAACAGTCTTAGAACGGGTATTACCGGGTGGTGGATAGAATATGCAAGATAATAAAGACTTAGATTTAAAATTTGAACTAGACCAACCTGGACTGTCAAAGCAGTTTAAGCCTTTCTTGAGCAGAGCTGGAAAGGGCTTCTCTAGCTTTTTAGGTAGTGTAAAGGGTGGAGCAAAGATTGTTGCCGGTAGAGATGAGCGCGGCCCATTAAGAAAGGGGGAAATAGGAAAGGCATTCCGCAAAACACTAGTAGGAAGTCCAGAAAATGTACAGAAAGGAGACATCGGTGGAGCTTTTGGCCTAGCCTCTGAATTATTCCAAGCACCTGCGCGGGCAGGAGCTTCTTCATTCCTTACATTTAAAGAGTCTGTTACAGGGAACCGAGAAACAAAAAAACTAGGTGCTGTCAACCGAGGTATATTCGGTGCAGATGAATTACGCTCGTTTACTCCTATTGTTGGAGAAGGTAGAGATATTGTAGAACGATTAGGTGGTACAAGTGGTGAGCAAAAGTTCGGAACTCCCGCAGTAATTGGTCTAGCCGCAGCAAGTGATGTCTTGTTTGGAGGTAAGAAAAAACCTTTCCAGAAAATGATTGATGATTTAGCTAGAGAGACTTCAGAAGCAGCTATCAAGACTAAGATTGCGAGTCAGTTTCCTGAAATAGAACAGTCATCTTTTAAAGATGCACTGGCGAGGAATGTTGCTAGGAGTAAAGACTCAAAAGATATTGGAGAACAAATCGATTTTGCAGTTCGTGATTTTTATGACAAAAAAGAGTATCTACCTTACGAGTCTGACTTGTCTCTAAACCTACAGCTAGACAGGCTACCTAAAGTACCTAAAAAAGGGAACGAGAGGGTCTTCTTTACTAAGACGAAAGGGGATCAGTTTATTGCGACAGATATCGCGACAGCAAGGCAGTTTGCTCGTGAAGGTAAGCCTCTGACTGTAGCAGATGTACCAAAGTCCGTATTACAAACTGTTCCCCAGACAGCTGCTACAGGTAAGGTATTTAAGGTTCAGGGAAAAATTGCAGACGAACTAGACTTACAGAGAATTGCACTAGAAAGAAAGAGTTTCTTTGGAGGTACCCCAGAAAAGGTGCTCGGGCGTACTCCTGCACCAAAGAAAACAATCGGAGAAGATACTCTATTAAAAAATAAACTACAGCAAGCTCAATCCATCTCAAGACGGGCAGCAGTAGCAACTCGGCAGAACGTAAAAGAAATTCAGAATGATCTAGTGACTCTTGTGGGAGACTTACCTCTTCAGGAGCGTGGTAAGTTTATTGCAACTATTAAGAATATCCAGACACCTCAACAGCTACAGAAAGCAATGCCTGACATAACTCGTCGGGTTGAGACGGCGGTTGCTAAGGTGACAGAGAACAATCAACGCAAAGCTTTACGTAAGCAAGTTCGAGAACTAATTACACAGAAAGAACTAAAGAATACAGAAGCTTTACGTAAATCTCTCAGTAAACCTAGTTTGAAAGACATGACGGTCGATGAACTGCGTGAATTTGCTCGTATCTTATCAGAGTTCAGTCCTAAAGATAGATTCCTCAGCCAGAGGATTTTGGAAACAATTGACCGGACTTCACTTGCTGGGATGAAGACATACCGTGAGGTGCAAAAATCACTCGCTAAAGAAGCCGGAGTTCCTGTAGAGGACTTACAGAGTATTCAAACATCTTGGTATAACAAGTTCCAATATGATACAGCTCTAGCTAACGAAAACCCCTTTTATGATGTGGTTGTTCGTAAGATAAATGGTTCTTTGATTGATGGGAATACAAGGTTCGCTCGGTTTGAAGATGACCTAGATGAACTAATAAGAGCAGCTCGTAAATCAAAACCAAGGACTCTAGGTGATAAAGCTGTACCTACAGACCAAGCTATCTTTAAGTACATTGAAGCTCCTAATAAAGACGAGATTGTAGACACTCTTACACAAGAAGAGCTCAAGGCAGCAAACTACTTGATTGAGCGATATAGTGAAGCTAAAGATTACCTCATCAAGGAACAAGCGTTACAGAACTCTGTACAAGATTATGTTACTCATATCAGGCGATCTGGACTGGAGGCATATAAGCAGGACGGCTTAGTTAAAGCTATTAAAGAAACTTTCGATCAACATAGACTTGATAAAGCGCAGTTCAACATAATGAACGAGCAGACTGGTGAGATTCTACCACTAGAGAAGTTCTTTGCTTTTGCTCAACAACGTACGGGAGGACTTACTCCTTCTGAGAATGTTAGTCGGGCATCAAAGGCTTACTTCATGGCGTTTGAACGAAAGCGGGCGTTAGACGCAGTTGTTCCAGAACTACAAGCGTATGTGTCATCAATTACTCCTACCAGAAAAACAGAGAAAGGTCTAGATTTTGACCCCGCTCTGAAGAACTTCATGAAAACGTATATCAACAATAAACGTGGGCGTCCAGCTACACTCATCTTCGATCCTGGTACAGTACCCGATGTGATTCTTAGGGGGCTAACCTCATTCACAAGACTAAGAGATCTTGGGCTAAGTATCCCCAGTTTTGTTGCGGCTAATGCTGGTGAACAAGTCTCCACGTTTATTCAACAAGGGTCAAAGAAGTATGCACTGGGTATTCAGAGGATGAACACGAAACAAGGAAAAAAGATACTTGAGGATAACCGTGGTTTCGTGGGACGTTCTCCTTGGGCTGAAATTCGTGACACTTCAAAAAATCTTCCTGATAAAATAATGACCACTATGCTTGCTGGATTCCATGATGCTTCTGTTCGTGCAAACAAACAAGGATTGCTTGGCTCTATTACTGACGCAGAGTTCAAGGTTGGTAAAATCTCAACAGAGCGTCTAGCTCAAATAAAAGTAAATGAGTTAGGTCGTTGGAGAGCTTTGGATAATAGTTCTTCTATTATTGGAACTTCTAGTGAAGGTAAAATCTTTACACAATACAAATCCTGGGCTGTTCCAATTATCACAAGTACACTCCAGAACTTACGACAAGTGACAAGCTCTGTGTCTAAAGCAGAAAATCCTCTCAATACACGAGCTGGTCAAGAATTGATGAGAGAATCATTAGTTGTGGGTGTAACAGCACTAGTTGTATACAACTACTTCGATCAAGACGATGAATCGTTTATCGGTCAGACTCTAACAAAAGCAGGCCGGGACGCGATGTCTGCTGTGGGGGCTCTCGATCCGGAACTATGGTTGAGCACTCCTCGGGCATGGCAGTTTCTGCAAGACCTACAAGGTGCCTTAGAGTCCTTAGTTATGTTAGAGGAATACAAAGGGGGAGAGCAAGCTGGAACATTAAAGGGAGATAATGCTTTAGGTCGATTGATTACTCCTGCACCAATTCGTCAGGGAGTAAACGCCTTAGCGTCAGATGGAGCAGAAGGGGATGGTCTAGACCTAGATATAGGAGATTTGGACCTAGATATAGAACTAGATGACCTAGACCTAGATTTAGATTTAGACCTAGATTTAGATTTAGACATCTAATATCCACCAACCACAGAAAATATCCACTCGGTAAAAGCTATAAAAGCTACAACCACGATTATAAGAAGCACCCAATCAATCCAATCTTTCATTACCCACACCATACCCCTCGTGGTATAATTAGTCAACATATGAACCCTGAACAACAAGAACCACAAGGATCAGATCCAGCAACAGAGGCTATCATCAAGAATGGCATCGAAGGCAATGAAAAGCTCAACGAAGTTGCGGGTAATACTGCTGCCACGGCGATGAAAACTGACGAGGTTACTAAGAACCAAGAGGCGCAAATCATGCAGTCTGTTAAGTCAACTGAGGAGACTATCAAAGCAATCAAACCAAGTCTTGAGGCTCAGGCTAAAATGGCTAATATTGTTACAGCTGTACTTACAAACCTAGAGGGGCCAGAAGGACCACAGGGTGAGCAAGGGGAGCAAGGTGAAAAGGGAGACACTGGAGAGCAGGGGCCTCAAGGGGAAACGGGAGAGACAGGAGAGGCTGGAGCAGATGGTACCAACGGTGCCGACGGAGAGCAGGGTCCAGAAGGACCAGCTGGAGCAGATGGTACCAACGGTGCAGATGGTAAGGATGGTAGAGACGGTAAGGATTCAGACAGCAAAACAATCATCAAAGAGACAGAAACTATTGTCCGAGAGAAGATTGGCGAGGAAGTAAGCAAACGACTAGACATCAACATGCAGTCTATTGAACGACGTATTGGTGCGTCTAAGACTGTCTCTTTGTCGGCGCTAGATGACGTAGACCTGACTTCAGCAACACTAGTTGACGGTAAGTATGTTATTGGTGGGGGATCGTCACTTCCTAACCAAACTGGCAACGCAGGTAAGTTCCTTAATACAGACGGTACAGACGCTACATGGGAATCAATCCCCGATGGCGGTGATATGCTTGCAGCAAACAACCTATCTGACGTAGCGAGTGCATCAACTTCACGAACCAACTTGGGGCTAGGAACAGCAGCTACACAAGCAACAGGCGCATTTGCCACAGCAGCACAAGGGTCTACAGCAGACAACGCATTACCAAAAGCAGGAGGCACAATG